GAATACAATATCAGTATCACTGTGTGTATATATAGGGGATGGAAGGCTGGTTGCTGATGAGGATATTTCGTATATCTTATTATTGATGCACATAACAATACGGTCTTTGACATACTCCATTACTGCTTTATCTGCGGTAATACTGTTGTCGCTAATCATAAGAGTATCACCAGCACCAGAAACACCAGTTAATAACTTTTTATATACACGTAATCTTGGAGTTCCAGCATTTAAGACATTGACAATCCAATAAGCATAAGTGCCATCATCACATATAGCCTGAACAGGGTAATCAGTTCCTGATACATAATCAATAAAGTGAGTAACAGTTCCGTCTGCTGCAATCTTATCTACATCATACTCATCCCAAAGCAATATGCCATCAGTTGTGCCATACTGAATTGAGCGAGCAATCTGTGCTGGTCTACCGCTAGTCTGTATTGGACCAGTTGTATAGTGAGTAGTAGCAGTATCTTTAAGTAAAGTTACTTGTCCTTTAGTCCAGACATTAACACCTTTACTATCTGTAAATTTATGTGCCACCGTTTCACCAGCAGATGGGTCATAAAATTTAATGCCAGAACCACCATGAAAAGATGATTGACTTCTTAGCCACCAACCAGTAAGTGATTGCTCACCTGGTTCTGCTCCGTTATCAAACTGTTCTTTACGAAATGGAGCAGTTTGTCTAATGTAAGGTCGTGCATCATTGATAGCATACAAGAATGGCAAGCCACCTATTGCAACATCATATGATTCGTTTGTATTCTGCCAAGTAGTTCCAGTAGATACAACACCAATGTCGGTGGTAATAGCATAGCCTGCGGCATTGCCACCACCTTCGGTAATATCACGACCTGCCACGTATGCTCCTTAAATTATTGTTGCTTCCATATCATCTACTGCGTCATCTATTGTCCGATGTATATCGGATGTTTCATATATCAATTATTCAGCAGGGGTTTCAGGTCCTGCTTCTCGTTCTACTTCATTAGCAATAACTGTTTCAGCAACTAATTCATAGTTACCAGTCTTACATCTATTGCAAATAGGAAAGAACAATGGCTCATCTGCAGCACGAATTTCTGTATATTCGTGTTCACAGCAAGCAGATTTATATTCGTATTTAACTGTCATTTTATTCTCCTTAGAATTAGTAATATAGAAGGACACAGCCAGTGCCACCAGCAGCAGAGCCTTGAGAGTTTGCAGGAGAGGCTCCGCCTCCACCACCACCAGAACCGCCAGTTCCACCAGTTCCGCTTCCAGCAGCACTACCAGCGGCTAAATAACCTGCGCCGCCGCCGCCGCCAGTTCCGTTACCAGATGAATATGTGCCAGCAGCGCCGCCAGAATAAGTTGATGAGGCTCCACCAATTCCACCTGTTGAGTTAGCACCAGTTCCCCCACCACCGCCACCTGCAAATACACCAAATCCGCCATTACCAGCAGTTCCACTACCAGAACCACCGCCGCCGCCGCCAGAGTTTCCTCTACCGCCAACGCTGCCATTACCCCCACCATTACCAGCATATCCATTACCACCATTACCAGTAATTACAGCAGGCGCGCCATAATATGAAAGTCCAGCAGCACCACCAGTAGTGCCTCCACCGCCTCCTGCGCCGCCTACAACACCAGCAGCACCAGTTGACGCATCACCGCGACCACCACCACCAGCAAATAAACCACCGAAGTGGGTAGTTCCGCCTGAAGTGTTACCAGTTCCACCACCTCCAATTGTTATAGGAGTAGTTGATGCATTAGGAATAACGCGAGTCCACCCTTGAGTTACACCACCAGCACCGCCACCGCCAGGGCTTGAGTTATAAAATTGTCCTCCACCGCCTCCGCCAATAAGAATGGCGTAGACCCAGGTAACCCCAGCAGGAATAGTTACGGTAGTTCCAGATGTAATAGTTTGTTGTAATGTTAAATCTTTAGGTGCATATCCAGAAGAAACGCTTGCTGCTGGTGCAGGAAATACTGATAAACCCATTACGCTATCTCCACTCCGCTAATATGAAAGTCAATTGTTGTTGCAGATGCAAAACCTTTAATAGTCTTGGTTGTTGCAAGGACTTGCTTTAAGTCAATGTATGCAGTTGAGTTTGCTGCAATTGCTGTAGTTGTATGCAGGTCAACATCATCAAGAAGTAGAGTAAATGTGCCAGCAGATGCAGCGGTATTAGTTACTGCTATGTTGGTAATTACTGTTGTTGTTGATGATGGAACTGTGTATAGTGTTGCAACAGATGTTGCTGCTGCTTGTCTTACTAGAGCCTTACTTACTGTAGCCATTAGTTACTACCTTCCGTTGTTAGTTGAGTAAAAGTTTTGCTTGTTCTTCTGTGATGCCTAGTTGTGCTAGCAATGCAGCCTTAGCGGTTGTTTTTTCTGTTTCTTTTGTTTCTAATGCTTTAATTGTGTCATCTATTTCTTTTTGTGTTGGTTTAGTTACATCAGGATTATGAAAGGTCAATCCTTCTAAAGTATTGCCCACGCATACCCAAGGTTGATTAGGTCTGAGTTCTACAACTGCATCTGTAAATGAAATCACGGCGTTACCTCCAAAAGTGTAATTGTGCTTTGGGAACCATCGCCATTAACATTAACTGAAGCAGTTCCATTACCGCTTTTAAATCTAGTTTTGTAAGTTGTAGCAGAAGTAGTTGCAGGTGAATCTAAATATGAAGTTGAAAAACTTAAATTGGTCATTCGTAAAGCCGTTTCTGTATAAAGCGAATTTATTGCAAACTCATTAAGTTGTGTTGTTCCACGCACTAATTGCAAATACAATCCTTGATAAATATTTGCAGATGTTTTGCCGCAACCATTTTGATTAACAAATACAAGAATTTTATTACTTGCGCTGGTTGGGGTAATTGTTGCAGTTAAACCTGTGTCAGCGTAAGTGCTGCTTGAACTTGAAGTTTCTGTTGAATAAGTTGCATTTACAATTTGAACTACTTTACTGCCACCAGGAGTAGCCCAAGATGGAATACCAGCAGCAACAGTTAATACTTGAGCAGATGAACCTATACCTAAACGAGCAGGTGTATTAGCGCCTGATGCGTAGATAATATCACCAGTAGTAGTAGTTAATGTTTTTGCTATTTTAGCATCTACTTGTGTTTGAATAGCAGAAGTAACACCATCTACATAACCAAGTTCAGTTGAAGTAACTCCTGCTGGTGCTGGAGCACCGCTTGCTAAATCTCTTGCTTTACTCATTAGTATGCTCCCATAATATTCATTATAGTATTGTCGTTTTCAGTTGTTATTGTTGCGTATGCAGATAAATCAACTGCTGCCCAGACAAGTCCAGTAGCAGTAGATGAGTCAGCCTTAAGAAAATATCCATTAGTTCCTACTGTTAACTTACCAGCAGTATCTGCTGAGGTAGCAACAAGTATGTCGCCTTTTGCATCAAACAATGTAGGACTAAGAACATTGGCTAGTTCAAAAGCAGTAAAGGTGATGATTTCAAGAATGTCACCAGCAGCCAAGGCTGCAAGAGAAGCAATGCTTGTTCCGTTAGTTGCTACATAATCTGTTGAGCGAACTAAAAGAACACCATTTAGATATACCTGTTCTTTGCCTACAATGTAGGAAAGGGTAAGTCCGTTATCATCTGTGCCTGACTTAGATGTTTCTCCACCTGTTGCTGTATAGCGGTAGCGGAAAATATCAGATGTAGATGAAATAGATGCCCAAGCGGAACCATCCCACGCAAGCATTGCGTTAGATGTTGAGTTCCAATATAAAGCACCTTCAATAAGAGCATTGCCATCGTTGTCTACGCTAGGAGCAGAAGCCTTGGGTCCAAGGTATCTATCATCAAAGGAGTCATAAGATGCCGCAGCAGCGGTTGCACTTGCTGCAGCAGCGGTTGCAGAGCCAGCAACGGTATCTACATAAGCCTTAGTGGCAGCGTGTAGGTCTACAGTTGGAGCACCTGACAAAGTAAGAGCACCTGTCATTGTGCTTCCTGCCTTTAGAACAAAAGAGTCATAAACAGTTCCACCTGCTTGGATTGCTGTAGCAATCTCACCAAGGGTGTCAAGAGTAGATGGTGCTGAGTTAACAAGGTCAGCAACCTTTGTATCTACATAGAGTTTGGTAGCAGCGTCTGCGTTAGATGTAGGTGTAGCAAGAGAAGTAATCTTTTGGCTATTGACAGATACTGAGCCAGTAGGCGCAGCCATCTGGTCTAGACGAGATGTTCTTACCTGTGTATCAAAATCTGAGATAGTTGAGGCAGTTTGTGTGCCAGTGTGGTTAGCACGAGCATAAGGGTCAGTCACCATCTTGGCTGCAGTTATAGTTCCATCAGCAATATCAGAAGCAACAATGGTTCCATCTACCAAGTCAGCAGATGTGATAGTTCCACCAAGGTCTAACTTAGTCTTAGCGATAGCAGCACTAGCATTAATATCTGCGTTAACAATTGTGCCGTCTAGAATCTTGGCAGATGTTACCGCTCCATCAGCAAGGTCACCAGCCACAATAGTGCCATCAGCAATCTTAGCCGAAGTAATAGCGCTATCAGCAATATCTCCAGTAGCAATGGTTCCATCAAGAATCTTTGCTGAAGTAATGGCTCCGTCTGCGATGTCACCAGCAACAATTGTTCCGTCTGCAATCTTGGCGCTAGTAACTGCTGAGTCAGCAATCTTTCCTGTGGTTACTGCAGTTGGCGCAATCTTTCCTTCTGTTACTGATAGGTCATCAATCTTAGTTGTGCCTACAGCACCTGTTGCAATTTTACCGCTTGTAATAGCAGAGTCTGCAATATCGCCTGTAGCGATAGTAAGGTCTGCAATTTTAGCAGAGGTAATTGCGCTATCTGCTATCTTAGCAGTTGTAACGTTAGCATCTGTAATTTTTGCAGTAGTCACAGCGTTTGACTGAAGCATTGCTGTGGTAATCATATTGGTATCGGTTGTCTCAAGAACGTTAGCAATAGTTAAGCCGTGTGCTGTTGTTTCATTTTTAATGTGGTCATTGGCTTCTTGGTAATCTCTACCAATTGCCATATGTCGAATTACTGCACCAGCAGAGTGAGCAGAACCACTTCCAGCATTATCAACACCACGTGTAATTGTTAGTGTGCTGCCAGTGCCATTATATAAAGTAACATCTACAATTTCTTCAAGGGCTGTATCTGGGTCAATAACAACTGTATAGGTTTCAGAACCAGTAAGTGTTTTACCACCCATAAGTGCTGGACCATTACCAACTGTCATTGTAGTAACAGTTGAGTTAATAGGCGAACTCAGTGTTGTTTGCTGAGCGCGTGAGGAATATTTTCTTGTTGTCATTTTTTACCTATCGGCTATAGTGGACGCGGATTGGATAGAGCGATTGTTGGCGTTTTGTTTCTTCGTTTAAGCGTTGGATATATAAAGCGTAAAGTTGTTTGGTTGCTGATTGAGATGAACCATATGGTCGTTTAGTATCTGTTTCATCAGCCTGTGGACTAACCTGAGCAGCACGTGCTGGGTCAAGATAAGTAAGTAAACGATATGAAGCGCCAAGAATTACAACATCTTTACAAGATTCTGGTAGTCCAGTTTGTGTTGTAAAGTCCTGAGCATTAGTTGTAAATGCTTCTGGGTCTGTAGCATAAATAACTTTTACAGTTCTACCAGGAGTAATATAGTCGCCAATAGTTACAGTCTGAGAATTTGCTCCAAAGGTTGTAGCATCTGCTACTGAATCCCAAGACCAACGGCGGACAGGAATCCATTCTTCAGAAGGACCAATTGCTTGCCACATAATACTTAAAATATTTTGAATATTTAAACCATCAAAATCATAAGTTGTTCTAGCAGGGTTAAAAACAAAAGTAGTTGATTTAGCAGCAAAGATGCTAGAGCCTGTGGCTCTGATAGTATCGTTAATTGCTTTCTTAATTACATAACGTGGAAATGTTGGTGAAATAGTAACTTTAAGGTCAGCAGCATGAGTAGTAGCAGTAGTTCCAAGATAGCCTCTACCAAATGGAGAAACGCTTGCTGTGTTGGCAATACGGTCAAATGAATCAACCCACATTAATTCTTCTTCAATTTCAATTACACCTTTGCCTACGTTTTCAGTAGAACCTAATTGAAGAATAGTAGGTGATGCACTGGTTGACACAGTTGTAGCAACAGTTGCACGCAGATGAGTGGCTCTATCTTGGTTAAAGGTATAACCTGAAAGATTTAATTGAACTTCATCAATAAGGTCTGTTAGTGTAGTTGTCACGCGTCTATGCTCCTTAAGGCTGCAGGGGCTGCAAGTCCAGTTGTTCCAGCAAGTTCATTACAGATGCCATCTATATCTTTAAATTTATCTCTTGTCCTAGATGATGATGCTTTAATGTTTAAAGCACCGACAGTTGGCATACCAGTAGTTGAAGCCCACTTATTAGCAGCACCTTGTTCATCAAGGAATTTTGTTACATCAGTAATACCAGCAAGACGATTAAGTTCTGCGGTAAGGCTGCTACCTGCTCTGCCAAGTGCCATTTGTTTTCCTATCTAGGTGTAATGATTTTTGACTTAGGTGCTTCCTTTGGCTTGCCAAAGAATGCTTTGTAATAATGTTCATCTAATGAAAAGCGCTTCATATGCGGAGCAGTCGCTGCTGTATGGCAGTAGAGTGGAACTTCAGCCTTATCGCATAGCGCAAAGAAGAATATATCTTCACCTATGAACTTAGTGCCTCTGCCCATCTCCATAAACATCTGCCCTTCTGGGGCTACAGTGCGGACCTTCTCAACCACACTGCGGTGCATCAGGACATATCCCATACCTGCTGCATCAACCTTTATTAACTTGTTCTCTGGAAGTGGATGAACTCTGCTCAATCCAAATCCACCTTCACCGTCATTAGTAAAACTAAATACGGTAGGCATTGGAACCATTAAAGGTTCTTCAGGGTTATCTGTGGTGAAATAAACACCAGTAACCATTGGTCGTTCTTTAGCGTCTTTGTTATCCCATAGTAACTTGAATGTATCTGGGCTGATTACTACATCTGAGTCTACCCATAGTAGCCATTCGTAATCAGTCTTGTCATACCAGTATTCAATTACTGTTTGTCGCTGTCTTGCTATCTGGTTGCCTTGGCTTCGCAGTGAAGCATTAAATGTAATACCAGACTTAAGTAATACATCTGTAACACCCTGCATAAACTTGCCATCAACCATACCATTATCGCACCAAGCGATTGCTACTGATTCTTGCATTGTCCCCTGCTTTCTTATTTTCCTCTATACTTTGCAGTCTTTTTAGCAATTGATTTAGGTTGCTTTACAAACTGTTTGCCCTTTGCATTACCCTCAGCCTTGGCTTTATTTGTTGCAGCCTTTTCTGCTGGGCTCAAAGCAGCCCAGGCTGCAGAAGGTAAATATCTTTTTTTGCCTTTAGATGGTTTGCCATCAGATGTTTTCCACTTTTCAGCAGTCCACTTTTTAAGTGATTGTTGTGGTTTAGCAAGTGCCATTACTTGTAACCTCCGCCTGCCTTCTTGTATTCAACAGCAAGCAATTGAGCCTTGCGAGCAGACCATTCTCCAGGGTCTCCACCCTTAGAGCCAGCCTTAATTTTTTTAAATAAAGATGCTCGCATACCAGGTTTAGTATAATTGCCAGCAGCATTTACTTTAGACTTTGTTTTTTTCTTGGCTACCACTTTACTTTATCCGCCCAATATGCTGCAGACATTTTACCTTTAGCAATGTTCTTGCCATGACGAGCCTTAAATGATGCACGCTTGTTCTTCATTCTTTCAGACTCTCCAGCCTTTGGCTTGCCAGCAGTGCTTGCACCTTGCTCACCAAAACGGATAGTCTTTACTTTGTCACCTTCTTTAGCAACAACAACGTGTGATTTTTTAGGATGATTAGGGGTGCGTTTAGGCTTATTAAAACCTGACACCCCTGCTCTTTTTAGTCTAGGGTCTGCCATTTACTTTCCTTTAACCTTCTTAAGATTAGGATTTTTTTTCTTTGCTGCAGGTGATGCTTTGCGTGCACCTGATGCTAAAATTGCTCCTGCACTTTTCATAGAAATGCCTTGCTTTTTAGCAATAGATTTTTGTGCGGCTTTAAAGCCCATACCCTTAGCCATTATTTTTTAATCTGCTTTCCAGTTTTGTTTTCATAACGACGACCTTGAATCAAAGCACCAATCATTTGACCAAACTGTGCATCTTGATTTTGACGAGCAGTATTTGCTTGGCTTTGATAATATTCACGACCCTTACCACCAGCAGCCATATCATTTGGAGGATAGGTATCACCCTTGTAAGAGGCTTCTGAACGCCTGTTAGAAGCCTTCTTGAAATCCTTGGCTTCTTTCATTAAGTTTTCTAGGTAACCAGCCATTTACTTCTTCTTACCCATTTTCTTCATAGCCATCTTCTTCATACCCTTTTTTGTTTCCATCATCTTTTCAGACTTTGATTCCATCTTTTCTCCTGCTTTGTAAGCAGCCTTCTTAGCAGCAGCCTTACCCTTTGCGGTGTATGGGAACTTCTTTCCGTTGACCATTGGCATTATATTTGTCCTATCTCTTTGAGAACTTCTACGGATTTTGTATTTATATCTTTTGCTTTAGGCATAGTCTCTGAGTTATAGGCTTTACCTAAAGTCTCTGAGGCTTTGTATGCTTCCTGAATATGCCGCATACTGGTTCCTGCTGGTTGCATACCCTGGTCTCTAGCATCTCTGTAGGCTTGGAGTTCTGCATTCCATTTCTTATCTGGTATATCTCTTGTTGCATCTCCTGCATTCATCTGAAGCGTTCCCGCTTTACATCCGAAGCAAGTCTCGTCATAGACTGGATGGTATTCCCAGTGTTTCATATTGTCCCCTATAGTGCCGTAAAGTTTGTTTCTGTTACTCCTATATTGGCTGCAATCAATGCTGCTTTAGTAGCATCATTAACTGTGTGCTTGTGACCACCAATATAAAACTCTTCATATGTTTCTACGCTTGGGTCTAATGGATACCGATTAACTCTGTATGTTCCATTCTGTTTTACTACAGTAACTCCAACATTTCTTTTATAGAAATAAAAAAGACGATGAGCACCTGATGGTCCTTCTTGAACATTAGGTGTAGTAAAAATATAATCTGCCATTAGTTCTCCTTAGTGGACTCAATGTTAAGCAGTAAGCCGTGTTCGCCGTTCTTACTGCTCAACCTTCAATCAACTATGCGATTGATGAACCTGACTCAATACGGAATAGTGCTTCTTCGCGGTAACGCTTAAAGCCTAGAACTCCATACCAACCCATTGGGCGATGACGCATTAAGCGGTCAACGACTGGTCCAATAACTACATGTGGCTCTTCAGCAACTGCTTCTGCAAGTGCTTGTTGTCCACAGATAATTGTGCGGTAGTTACGTGCTGAACCTGAACCGTCAGTAGCATTGTAAAGACGAGCAGATTCTACGAAGTATGCACCTTCGTATTGTCCAATTTCTCCAGCCCAGATGCGGTCTTGTGCAGAACCGTATTGGTTTGGAAGCAACCAGCCAGCAGAGCCTGTCTCAGCACGAAGGTCGTGTGAAATTTCTGGGTGGATACCAGCCCAGTAAAGGCTGCCCTTGCGAGCAACTGACTTGTTAGCGCGTAACTTAGCCACAGCGCGGCGAATGTTAGCAGAAGAAATTGTTGCAGCAGCAGTGATTGTTGCTGTTGATGTTGCAGTTGAACCTGAGTAGATTACGTTTGAGCCACCGCGAAGTTCGGTCATCGCGACTGAGTCAATAGAATCTGCTAGGTTGAATGCAATAATATTAGCGATTGCTGGGTCTACATCAGCAAGGCTGAAGAGTTCCAACGCACGTGTAACAAGAACTGAGTTACCATACTCTGCAAGAGTAATAGTTACTGATGTTGGTGTAGACATTGCTACTGCATCAACATCATCATTTTCAGTTAGTGCTGTTGTTGCTGTTGATAGGTCAACATAGCGTTGTAGAACGACTGTTGAACCAGGTGTTGACTGGTTAGTTGGGCGCTTATCTGCGACAGAACGAATTAGTGGTTCTGAGCGCAAAGCGAATTCTAGAAGACGGTCATACGCCTTCTGGACTAAACCAGCAGCACCAGCAGTTCCTCCTAGAGAGGAAGAACCAGTTGTTGTGTAGTTTACTGTTGCCATTGCGTCACCTCCAAGGTGATTAAGTTAAACTATGATTATTAATTATTGCGAACGCAAGATTGAAAGAATATCGTCTGCTGATTCAGCATTGTTTAAACGCATTTCTAAATCTTCTGCTCTGTCAGGGGTATAAGCATTTGTTGTTAGCGCATCTTGCTGACGCAAGGCTGCACGGTCAACTTCATTTGCCTTTTGCTCTGGTGCATCTACTGTAATCCCAAACAAATCGGCGTTGTCGTTAAGCCAGTGGTTAACTGATTCTTCGTTTACATCGTCAATATCTTTCAGAATTAAGCGTGCAGCCTTAGCATTTACGCCCTTCTTTTCTAGGACTTCCTTGACTATACGCTCACGCTGCACCTTGGAAAAACCCTCAAGTTGCTCAGTGAGTTCCTTGATACGCTTCTCATCTGCACGTTTGGCTTTACGTAACTTTTTAAGTAAGTCACTGCCATCCATTTGCATATCAGTATCGGTATCTAGGTCGTCTTCGTCATCGTCGTAGTAGTTGTTGCTCATAGCAACCCACCCTTCTATTCGTTGTTAGTCGCAAGCCACAGGTTCCAATCGGGGAATCGGTCTGGCTCTTGCTACCAGTCTTATACGCCGTGTGGGCTGGTCGGTCACACAGGAATCTATTTGCTAGAACGAACCAGTTTGTCCTTTAAGGGAAACCTTACTTGTTCCAGAAGAACCCTTAAAGGTTCCAGTTTCTAGTTCTTTTAATTGCTGGCGCTTGCGCTTTGCAGAAGCAAGACCTTTAAACTCTTCTTCTTCACCAGTAGTCTTGGTATATTGGATACCAGTTTCATCATAAATTTGACCAAGAGTTGTAGTTCTTGGAAGGTATTCAGCAATGTTTGCATATCCAGTTTGAGCCATTGCTTTAGTAATACCCAATTTAGCAAGTTCTTCTGCACTTCCTAATGATGTTAGACCTAATCCAGCATTCAAAGAAGCACCACTAATTTCAGCAGCGGCTACCTTTTGCTTTAATTGTTCTGAACCAGTCTTAGGGTCTAGGAAGTATTTAACTAAATCTGTATCTGTAACATTGTATAGACTTCTAAAGGCATCCTTAGTGCCAGCATCTGCATCTTTAACTCTAGTAACAGCAGTCTTTATTCTATCTTTAAATTCAACTGCAGATATATCTCCGCCAATAACATTTGACATTGCTGCTATTTTTGCTTTACGAGCGTTAGCATCGCCACCTGAACCAAAGTAATCAGATAAACCATAAGAGGTTAATGTTTCTGTATAATCATTTTCTAATGCTAGATAATCTGATTCGCTTAAAACATTTAAACCTTTTGCTAATCGTAATTCATTACCACTAAATCTTGTTTTATAAATAGGGTTTTGCTTTAACAATACCTTTGCTTCGTTAGGACCAACATCACTTTTCATGTATCCTGTAATTACTGGAACAAGTTCTTCAAGACCATATGAGCGAAACAGTTCTTCTATTAAAGCAAACGCATCACGTCTATCTTGGTTATTATTATCTTTAAATATATCAGAATCTTTGTCAGGGTTTTTGTCAGGGTCTTTGCCAGGAATTTCAACTCCACTTTGAGTTGTATAAAAACCATAAATTCTTTTTTCTGTTTCTGTCAATCCAAACGCAGTATTATCTGGTGTTGTAATTACAGGTTTTGTTTCTGCAAGTTTTGCATTCTTTGCGGCATTTTGAAATCCTATATCTGTCAATCCAAATGTTGTATTATCTGGTGTAGTAATTTTAGGTTTTGGTGCTGCTTTCTTTTTAGGTGCCATCAGTTACCCCATTAATCCGAATGATGAAAGAATGCTATATGCATAACTACTTGCTTCTTCTCTTGCATTCTTAGTCTTACCCCAAGCAGGGTTAGATTTAAGTTGTTTATTAAAATCAGTCATGCTTGTCTTGTTTAACAACGCATCGTTTATATCTTTGTCAAAGACGTTAATAGAGTTGCTATCTAACTCTAAAACATTTGCTTTATTATAAATATAATTTGTTGCTAAACTTCTAACACTAACTTGGTCAGATATTTTATCTGCAAAATCAGAGTATATTGATTTAGATATTTCTCTAATTTTTGATTCAGTTGAAGTTTTATCAGTGCCTTTTTTATAGTTAGATGCTACATATTCCATAGCATCTTGTTGAGTTAGCATAACTCCATAGTTGTTTGCATAGTTCATAATGTCAGCAATATCTTGAGCGGCTCTGCCACCTGATTTAGAAAGTGTTTCAAGGTTGCTACCTTTAATTGCCTTAGAAGCAATTCTACCAAAGATAAATTGTCTATCTATATCAGTAAGTAATTCTCCAGTTGTATTACCAGCAATTACATTACCTAATGCATCAGTTGTGGTAGACCTTGTTCTAACAGACTTACGTTCAGCATCTCTTAACTCTTTATAGTATAAATCTTTTTCTTGCTTTGTAGCACCTCTACCCAAGTTAGTCATAAAGTAACGATTAACATCATCAATAGCATCATGTCTTAAAGTAGTTGATGTTTCTACTGTAGATGTTGTTATTGGTTCTGCTAAGCCACCAAATTCTTTACTTAAATAATCAGAGAATAAAGGAGCATTAACTACTGGCTTTTTAAGTTGAACATTTAATTCATGCTCATCAAGAACTTTAACTGAGTATTCACGTAATGCGTAAACAAGACCTTTATTAAAATCATCGTTTGCAAAATTCTTACTATCAAAAGTATTTTTTGTTATTAATCTTTGCTTATATAAATCTTCAAAAAGTTTATCGGTTGTTCCATTTTTAGCAGCATCAGAAAGAATCTGAGTTCTTAGTTTCCCAAAATCATCATATGCCTGGATGTTTGTTCCACGTTCTGTTTTCTTTGGTATACGTGGTTGATATTTCCCATAGAAAAATAATTCAGTTCCGCCATCACCAGCAACAAATGTTTTACCAGTATTAGGGTCAACTGTTGTTACTATCTTTCTTGCTTCAATCTCTTTCTGAAATGGGTCAGCCTTAAAACGAAGAGCGTCTTCTTCTGCTTTTGTAGAAGCAGCAGCCTTTTCTGCTTTTACTGTAACCCCAGGAGAGTAAGTTGGTAACTCAGTAGACTCTCCACCGCCTGCATAATAATCTCTTAGCGCTGCATCGTATACTTCTTTCCATGTTGAATACTCTCTGAGTATATAACGGGAATTAAGTTTTTCTAAATTTGTAATCTTAGCATCAGATTTTCTGCGTGAATATTCTGAGTCTGCCCATTTTAAAAATTGAATTGCATCATTGTTAGGTGTAGCCATTAGAATCCTCCCTGAATTGCAACGTAATTCTCACGTGAGTAGTAATTAAGTATTGCTCTGAATATTGCACGATTTGCTTCCTTTAGCATTAAATCATTTATTGAAAGACTAGCAATCAATTCTTCAATCTGTTGTTTGCGTTCGCGTTTAACTGAAGCAAAATTGCTTGACTGACGTGCTGTTGAATCAACTGCTAGATTAATAAATTCTCTAACTTGTGAAGTAACTGCAATCATTTTCTTGCGGGTAGCGTCAGGTATCTTTACATCTACACTAGCCAACATGCTTTCCAAGTTGTTTAGCATTAGTTCTTCTGATGCTACTTCATTGCCACCAGCAGTTAATGCTGCTTCTAATAATGGATTAGATAGTTTAAGATTTGAACGTGCTGCTGTTGAATTAGCAATAATAGTTCTACGTGCATTAACATCGTTAATATTTCTAAGTGCTTCTTTTTCGTCTCGACCTATATTGTAATAAGCCTGCTTATCTTCTGATACAAGAATATCTGTATAGTATTTTTCAACAGTCTTGCTTTCAATTAAGCCAGCGGCTTCTAGCCAAGAATAAGTAGCGGCATCAAAACTTCCAGTATTAGGAGCAAAAAGAAATGCTGTTTCTCCGTAGGTATCGACTAACTTCTGGTTGGATATAGCCCATTCTTTTAATTCTTTTGTTTTAGATATAACAAGGTTAGTTGTCTTAGTATCTCTTGCAACTGTATAAACAAGTTTGCCTGGGTTCTTACCAATGAATGTTGCTAATGCCATTTCATATGGGTCTTGAACATCTCCATTATACTTCTTAGTTATACCATCAACTAAATCATAAAACTCAGAACGCAATCCAGTAATTCCTACATCTTTAAGATAGTTAGGAACTCCTATGCTTTCTTGTGTTGATGGTGCTATTGGAGATAGCATACCTAATACGCTACGCATTACTAAAATGTTATGTGCTGATATGCGAATCTGCTTTAGATAGTCTGCTTTTTCTTGAGGTGTAGCATTAGCATCTATACCAATACCTTGTGAAGCATTATAAGCAATTGCCTGCATAGCAGCGGTTGCTTCTTGTCTATTCTTTTCGTTAGGACTTAAAATAGCCCAACTCTTTTGCAGAAGTGATGGAACTACAGCACGTGTAATATCTATGCCTTCACCAATACTACCTAATGCAAAGTTATCTAGTTCTTCACCAATAAGTTTTCCTGTTGTGCCAGTCTTGCCTAGTAAAGCCTTTGTTCCTAATACGCCAAGAGCAGCAATAGGTCCAGATAGTGTAGGCACACCAGCATCAGGGCTAAATGATGGGTTCATTAACTTTAGTTTTAAAGTAAAGTCATTAAATAATGGTTGCTTAAATGCTTGATTGCCACCTAATGCACGGATACTGCTATCAACAGTTTTAAATATAATGTTATCCATTGGCATCATTACATAAGGGTCACCGTTAGCATCGTTATGGATTTGCCCATTAGCATCTAGACCTAAGTGCATTAGTCTAGTTCTATAAAAGACTCTTAATGGAACATCGCGTAAGCGATATACACGGCGATAGAAATCTTCGGTAGCACGGAAGAAACGGCTAGTGTTACGCTGCGCCAAAGCAAAGTTTGAACGCACGTTAGGGTTATCAGCAAACTTTAAAACACCATCTGCTGCTTGTTCAACAGCAATCTGAACATACTTACGGGTAACCATTTCGGTTACATTTTCTGTTACAGAAAGAATTTGTCCCTTACTTGCTCCTGGTCCTAAGTCGTCAATTGCTCTAGCAATTGTTGCCTTAGTTTCATCTGCTTGTATCTTTTGTAAGTTCTTTCTGATACGAACATAGGCAAGCATTACTACTGGCTGGCGGAAACCAGCAGTTACCTGGCGGTCCATTAGTTCAAATGCTCTGTTGCCGTATGTTTTTAATACGTTTTCAAAATTTTCAGTTAACCCTGGTATCTGTAGGTCAGTCCACATTTGACCTTTAGGTTGGAAGCCAACTGTAGCATCTTGGAAGGTATCCCAATCAACTGACTTAACAGCCTTATGCCATTTGTCAGGAATAATTTGCTGTGCTTTTTTCTCTAGTTTAGTTAAGTCATCATAACTATCACGGACTACTTTTAATAATGTAGCGTTAAATCCTTCTGCTGTTCCATGAAAGGCAGTGTAAGAATCAAGCAAGATACGGTCAACTTGGTCTACTGCAATATCAACTGGCAATACTTTTGCTTGATTTAACTCACTGCTTCGTGATGACATTTGAAGAAATTCTCTAACAGCGCCTTCATCTTCAATAACAAAACTATATTTAGGCGACATTAACTTAACGCCATCTTCACCAATTTGCTCAACCAGTTCTGTATTACGTCTAATACCAATAGATAGTAATAGTTGGTCTTTTGCTCTGCGGAAATCAGCCGCTGTTTCTAGCCCATTGTTTGCAAAGAAAACTGTAGGTGGGTCAAATAGTAACTTTCCATTTTTACCTGAAAGACTTTTTGTATTACCATAGAAGCGTCTAATAAAACCACCAAAATGAACAGCAGCAATTCCCTTACCACCATAGGCTTTTGACCTAGCAAGTTCTTCTGTAGTGACAATACCACTTCCACCAGTTACAGCATCAATTTCTTTTAACATTAAATCATAATTATTAGGTTCAATAATTTCTTCTAATAATTCTTTATTTAATTTACCAGTAATGCTAGCAGAACCAGCAATAGAACGCGTTGATGCATTAAGCAGAGTAGCACTATGTGCTAAACCCTCAACCATAAAGTTATTAGTTTCTTGTGGTATATCTGAAAACAATGCTCTTTTTGTAAATGGCATTACAGCATCTTGTGCCATACCATATGCAACATCTAATTGGCTAACAAGTTCATCACTAACAAATTCACCCTTAGCCGCAAGAGCAGCACGTTTTTCAGCCCATTGCTTTGCAGTAAATGTTTCTGAAATTCTTTTTGAACCAATATACTTTTTTAATCCTTCACGCAAAGGTTCGGCTTTTTGGCTACCTGTATATGCTGTAGCCATCTTGCCTAGTCTATGTCCCTTACGAGTAGCAAATTCAAATACTTCTCTTCCAGGTGCAGTTAAAAGAAACATAAACGATTCATCAATCATGCTTCGTATACCTAAACGTGGGAACAAAGTAAGAACTGACCATGCGTTAACTAACTCATCTGCTAATTTAAGTTGAGTTACCCCACCAGCAGCAGAAATAAGATTCTTTTTACTTTTAATTTGACCAGCCATTTGGGCTATTTCAATATAATCCAAAGAACCTATAGCGCCAGCCTCTTGGAAAGGATGTATAATGCCAGATGATTCGTAAAGAAGTCCTTCGTCACTAACTTTTAATCCAACTTTTCCAACTTCGTCAGCAAACTTAGAGTTAACTTTTAATTGGTTTACAATTGAAAGACCCTCAGCACTACCAAATTTTTCTTCAAGCATGGTTTTAATAAGTTTTTGACCATCTGGATGTCCATCAAGACCAAAGCGTTGTGCAATTGCATAATACATATTACGCATTATAACAACTTGGTCATTTGCTTCTGCAGTTACAAATCTTTGAGTTACAAAATCAGCCAAATCGCGTGGAAGAACTTGACGAGCAACTGCTCTAAAATTATCAGCAGTTTTTATTGCGTTTTCTCCCAGTAAGATTACTGCACCTTGAGGTGTGCGTGTAAATCTTTGAGCAATTTTTTCTTTAATTGACATTTCTTTGTAGAATTTTTTAATATCAGAAATATCATCTGCTATCAATTCACCATCTTTGCCAAGTTTGCTTAAAATATCAATAGCATCTTGACCTTCTTCATTAATTTTAGAAACATCACGTGTTGCTGGATTAAGATAACCGTCAATCCATCTGCCTAATCCCATGCCTAAACGGCGTTGGTCACGTGCTACGGCTACACCGCTGCGGAAATATTGAATTCCATTAACACGACCACCTAGCAAAAGATTAACATTTTCTACTTGGCTAAAATAATCAACAGCAGATTTAGCATCAACAATATCATTCTTAATTAACATTTCAATTCCAGCATCTTCGTTAAATGTTGGAAAGTCTTTTTTAAATTCTCTAATAGCAGTAGAACGTTCCGCAGAACCTGCTGGTAATTCTTTTATATTTTGTATGCGCTTGCCAGCATCATCCCATAGAGTTGCAACTCCAGGATACTTTACAAAAACATCCTTGACTCCAGCAGCACCAAATTCTTGAATTTGTTTTGCAATCTTTTCGCCTTGTTTAACTCCACCAAATATTTTGCTTGTTCCAAATGTTAGGTAAGTTAATGGGTCTACCACAAGTTGATATGTAAAATCAATAGCACCAGAAAAAAACTTTGTCCCCTTGTCAATAAATTCTTCTTCTCCACCTAAAACCTGTGTCTTGGTTGGCTTGGTGTCAAACATTCTAAATATGTCACGACCAGGTGATACTTGAGAATAACTTACAGCATCTTTTACTTGCTTAAATAATTTAGGGTCGTTGTATAATTCTTCTAATGCTTTAAGTTTCTTGGCATTTAGTTCTCCGCCTTTAGCAACAATTTCACCTGGCTTTAATCCAGCAATTAAACCTTTAGCAATTTCTACACGCTCTTCGCCAAAGTATTCAATTGCTTGATTTAATGCACCATTGTCATAAACTCTACGTCCATCCCAAGCATCAGTCCAAGTTTGCTTGTTCCACATACCTTCGCCCTGTGCAGCCTGACGTGCAACTAAGTATGGAGTATTAATAGCCCTAGTCCATTGACCTGCTGCTTTAAATAAACCAATTAAAGGAGACGCTAAAACCTTAGCAGTATCAACAATACCGCCAATTGCTTTTTCTTTTAAAGTATCATCTTCTTCTGCGTAAGCAGCATTAGGATATAAAAATTTAATTTTTTCTTGTGCTGCTGGTTCTAAATCAAAGAATACTTTTTTTGCCTCTTCAGTAGGCAACTTCATTAACTCTTTATTTTTTTGAACAGTAAAACCAAACTCTTCTAATTGCAGTTTTTGAGCATCGTTAATATTGCTTTGCTTTGCTGCTGCGTAAAGATTAGGATTTGTTTTTGCTAGAACAAAATTTATTGTATTAGCCATTAGTAACCTTCGTCAACTAATGCTCTATAAATTAATTCTGTTTCTCCTGTTGGGTCAAATCTAATAAGTTGTCTTAAAGTATCTGTAAGACTTCCTGTTTCTCCAGGTCGGTCCATCATTACTTCTGAACCAGCACCAGCACCAGTGTTAACGCCAGATGTAATGGGTTCATCTGGTCTTGAAGTTGGAGCCATTAAAGGAGTTATCTCAGCCATTGGCTCTTGAGCACTAGACATAGGTGCTGCGGCTTGTTGGTCATATGTTGCTTGACCCTCACCATAAGGAAGTCCAGGAATATATGTAGCAGGTTGAGATGGTCCACCATCAGTGCGTTGTGATAATGCTCCTGGTCCACTTACTGGTGCAGGATTTTCGGGCTTGCGGTATCCGCCTTGTTCCATTAGTCCTCATCCTCATCATATTCAAAAGGGTCAATTACATTAGGTATTTCAGGAAGTAGCCAATC